TGGACTAAATTTACTTATTTAGCTCAATTTTGTGTGTATGAGGGATAACTTGGTTCATTTTAGGTTTGCTTACAATATCAGAGCAAAGATCAAAGTATTCAGATTCTGGAGAATACTCAGCACCACTAACTCTCAATTCATGGCAGTTTTTCAATCTGGCCAATTCGTAATTCAATCTGGCTGTCGATAATTGTTGCCGCATTATCTTTTCTTGAGTAGTCGCACTTTTGAGGCAAGCATTTTGAAAACGTTTGTCTAGTGGGACAGATATTGTGGCTGCTATACCAAAGTTGAATGAGGTTGCATCTTTGTTTCCACTATAATTTTCTCTGAAATAAAGAATCTCACCAGCATTTGTGAGGTTGCCATCATCATCTGTTGCTTCGTTATAGACTGGTGTATGAAAAATGTAATCTTGAGGACGCTTTATTGAAACTGAAGTTGTGGCGAATGGGCTAACCGATAGTGTAGCTCCAGAACATTGAATACCAGCACCATAACTGTTCTCTGTCATAGGCCCTGTCAAAACCTGTGTTGCAAAATTTGAAACGCTTGATGATGTATTGCTTTGAGGATTGGCTATTGTCGAGGTGTTGGCATAACTAGGCAGACAAGAAAAAAGGGTTATTAGTTGGAAAAAATAATAGTAGTATCTGTTACCACCTCTGAGGTGACTTGCCTTGTGATATCTATTACTGATTCGAGAGAAGGGCCTTTGTAAAACTCTGAAAATTGAAAAGCGTTGCCTTGAGTGGTTTGCTGCCATTGCGGTTTTTGATCCATATTCAAGCCAGTCCATTCGTAAGTAGTTCCATTAATTGTTTCTGTCACTGTGGCATTTGGCATGGATATTGAATCACAGTTGCCGCATGAAATGCCAGAACCAGTGACACTGTAGGTATAACCAGAATTGTAGCGAACTTCTCGGATATTTTCTGTGAGATTATTAGTGGTGACACTGCGTGATGTGCTAGTGGCAGAATTAAAATTTGGTACTACAGTTTGAGCATAAGCTGGACTAACAAAAAATATAATCGGCAGATATTTCCACATTAATCAACAGTTAAATCTGTGACGAATTGACCAGTTAAAACAACCCCTGTTCCTGTTCCACCTGTTAGACTCATTGTGTGATGATCTAGAGTAACAGCTGCTGTTCCTACTGAACCAGCGGCAGTTGAAGTTAAATCACTGAAGTTGCCTACTGTTCCGACAGTCGGTGCTGATCCAGCAGTAGCATCACCCTCAAGGTATGACTGAGTGAAGCTAAAGGTTTCACCAGCAGTGGTTTGTGTTGCACTTGGCATGGTTACTGCGGGGACTCCATTCGTAACAGATCCAAAGCCACCAACACTTGCAGCGTCACCGCTTGTAGTAGTTATATTTGTGCCACTTATGCTGTAAGAAGAGCCGATTTTGTCCGCTGATGTTGCGGCACTGAGACTTTCTAATTTGACTGATGATGTGATTGTACTTTGAATATCACAATAGGCAGCTGATGGAATACAGAGTGCAGCTAGTAGTAAGAGCTTTTTCATTTGGTGCTAGGTTTTGGGGACTTATTATCTACTATATTATCTTTTTTCTTTTTTATCGAAAATCCTAGTGAAGCTGTTGAAGCTGAAAAAATACTTGCAATGAATGTCGGGTCAAAATCTACAATCTTTTTACCATTTGGCGGTTCGTAGTATGAGAGGGACAATAGCGTGGCACTCCAAAGAAGAACGCAAACTTTGACAATGGTTTCGACTTTGCTAGGCTCTTGATCTTCCATAACATTAAGGATTCTTGTTTATTACTGGCATATTAGCTATGTTTGGAAAAACAAACAAATCATGTCTAAATTTCTAATTAACCTATTTATCAGGTTCGGAAAATCGGAATCTATCAGAAAAGGTCTTTTGTTAATGTTAAAATCGGCTGCTGAGAAATCAGATAATGACGTTGATGACGCAATAGTGAAGATGATCGAGGAAAAATTATTTCCAGTTAAGTGATGGATATTATCAAGGCTCTTACATCTACTTACAGCCTTGAGGGTGAGTTTGAGGTGCAAAAGTCTATTCAATTTATTGAAAAACTAGAGGACATTGAACTGCTCAAGCCGTATTCAATCAAGCTACTAAAAACAAATGCAAAGCAAGCTCACTTTGTAAGCACTTCACTTGACGTTATAGCTTCACAGCAAGCATATATTTATAAACTAGAAAAACGATTAGACAAGAAAAAAGCGACCTTTTGGGATCGCCTTAGATATATAATGTTTGGGAAGAAATAGAGGTCTTACAGACTTTTATCGCTTACTTATTGAGACATTTGGTCACAGTCACAAGCTAGGCAATAAGGGCAATAGACCTCAAAATTGTAAAAGAGCAGCTTTTGACCCTAACAACCGAAGAGCCGTCATGCCTCTACTTATGGGACTAAATCTTTCTCTGTAATATCGAACCACATAGCAGATTCAACAACCATGCCTGTAAGTTCATCTGTTTTTGTAACCTCGCAGAACTCAAAAAGTTTTTTGGTTTCTGGTTCATAAAAGATTTGACCCACATAAGGATTAACAGGAAAAGAAATTAATTTCATAGTTAGAAAGGAAGATCATCTGGTAACTCAGGTTGGTTCGCTGGTACATCTACAGTCCTCTCAGAGGCTTCTTTGTGAGGCATAGGCTGTATTCTGCCAGAGTTGCCCCACATACCGCCCCAAAGCGAAAATCCAGCAACCTCATCATATTCTTTTTGGCTTTTATAGACACGAATCTTTGTTCCGTCCATTTTGGCATTATCGACAGCTTGCAAAATCCAGTTTGCAGCTTTTACAGCCTCATCACAGGTAAAATCAAGAACTATGTTTTGATCTGGTGCATTTTCTTTGGTGCTGTTGTTGCGAGTAAATCTTACTTTTGCGAAGAAAGCAGGGGTGTTGGCCATAATTAAAAAGGTTTGATAGGGGTGATTGCGTTTGCCTCTTCCCATGCGAGGACTTTGTGAAGCTGGTATCTAATTCGGGTGTTGCCCCTCGCTAGTGGTAGCGAAAAGGGCAATTCATAGTACTCAGGGCCATATTCTCTGGCTCTCCAGCTTTTGATGGTATTGGGACTTAGCCCATACCTTTCTGCTAACTGCTCTGTAGTTAGGAATTGAGTTTCGGTGACTGTCATGCGGTTAGTTCAGCTTTTTTGGTGTCTAGTAAACCACTAAGGACTTTGTATTCGTCTTGAGTGATCTTTCCTTGAGTATAACGCACCTCTAAATTTGATTCATGGGATAATAACCTCTCAAAGTCTGTCTCTTTTTCAATAGCGGCTTTTGCAGCAATAAAGACGTTTTGAGGTGGTGCGGCCTGTCTGGATTTGTGTGATCTTTCTGATTCATTTGCACTTGCAACTTCATTGAAAGCCCAAAGCTCATAGCCCAGAGAAAAGGTAAAAGCGGCACAGGCGGCCAAAGCTCTACGGTGTGAGTCTGATACGTCCCTTGCAGAAATCCTGTCAATTTTGATCGGATTGTTGCGATTGTCCATGATGGCATAGGGAAACAAACCAGTTTCGCCACCATTTGGGTCTGTGAAATAGCACATCAAATAGCCAGATCCGTCAGGTGCTTTCCATACCGCATCAAAAAACGAGGGGCTTGTAGGCGATTCTGAGTTGAGTTTTAGCTGAAAATTCCAGCCTTTTGCATGATTATTTAGATAATATGCAATTCTTGACCATTTACAGTATTTGCGGCCAGCTTTCTCATAAACGTCTGGTGGCGTGATAATGCTTTCAAGGTTTGGTCTTTCCATTGTTGAAATTGTCATTTCTTAATTACCTCTATAATTGATGTTTGTTTTTTTGCTGGTTTTTGAATCTTGTACATTTTGGTGTTTGGTCTTGGAGCAACAAACTTAGTAATAGATTCACTTGTGATATAAGAGTTGAAACACTTGATAAAAGCATTAAGCATATATCTTTGTGTTCCGTAGTGCCTTTTTCTGAAAAATGGATCTGATAATTGATTTCTAAAAGAAAGAATCACGCTATCTGAAGGTAAGTTTGCACCTAAAGTCACAGCGTCCCAAAACTCCCAGATTTGAACATCTGACCAGCCAGAGTCTAAAAGTAAGTCCAAGACTAGGAGCAAAGCATTTAAACCTTTTATGCTTTGTCTTGATTACTGAAAGCAAAGCCTCAATTTCATCTGATCTCTTTTTATAAATGTTTGTGATTTCAGTAGGAGTAGGCTGTTGAATAGCAGTTCCACTCCATGTCGAGTTAGGGAACCTCTCATAACAGATAAGAACTTTTATAGCTCCAGAAACGACAAGTCCATTTTCACTGCCAAGAATATCTAAAGCGTCACCAGTAGTTCTTTTACAACCACTGTCAACTACATTAAAAATGTCTGCTGGCATATTGGTGGCAACCATCATGGGAACAGTTTTGCGTGTCTGCAATACCGCAGCCAGTCTGTGTTGGCCATCAATCAAGTTGCCCTCTTTGTCAAAGGCAAGACCTTGATTAGTTACTTTCCACTCACCCTTTTCAATAGCATCAGATAATTTTGCAAGTTGGTTGTACCTGTATTTTCTGTTGTTTTTGTTCCTGTAAGTAAGAATCGTTTTTGCCATGTCTGGTGTAATATCATGCACCTCAAACTTTGGCTTGGTGTCTTTTTCAAATGCGACATTAAATCCATTTGGGTGGAGTGAGTGTTTGGATTCCGTTGGGGGAGGCGTTTGTGTATCCACGCCAGTATTTTGTTTGAGTTGCTTCAAGTATTTCTTGAAGAGTCTGCTCTTGGAGTTCATAGCCTTTGTTAATGAAAGATTGTGAAAGTTCATAAATGCCTACTGAGTAAGGCCATACTTTTTCTACTGCAATGAATATAAAGCGTTTAGCTCCAGTTGCTTGCAAGTAGTGAGCCGCTTGCAGATGGTACAAAAAATTACAAATCGTTTTATTGAATTTGTCGGGGCTTGCACCTCCCTCAGCAGTTGTTTTGAGGTCGATCACCATGTCGTCAACCACATAGTCACAGCGGGCTTTACATGGCAAGCCTGTTTCACTGTGAGTCCACCAATAAGATTGTTCTGCCTTACCAGAGGTGTCATCAATGACATATTTTTTTGCAAAATCATTTCTGCTCAGGGCATTGTATATGCCCATAAATTGTGTCATTTCTGCTGTTGTAAAAGTTTCTCTGCCGCTTTCTGCAAGTTGCAAAGCTAACTTTTTGCCCTCTTTGGATCGTTTATCGTCCAGAAGGGCATATCTATCAGGAAAAGATTTTGGTTCAAGGCAAAAGCAGTGAACCATTGATCCAACTCTCATGGCTGGTGTAACAATACTGGGTGGATTGTCTTTGCCAAACTTTTTCTGTTGTAAGGCTTCTAGTCCATTTGTAATCCCATATTTCAAATCACTGGCAGCCCACTCAGGACTGGCTCTGTAAATTGACTCAGGAACATCATGGCCTTGTATGTAATCTGGTGTTAGTGATTCCATTACTTAATTACTTTTAGGTGATTTGGTTTGCCATA